CTTGAATAAAATTAATATAGGTAGTATCGAATTTGATGGAATTGATCATAAAGATGCACCAGATTATGTTGATGCATATATATCATATGCAGAGTTTGAAGATGGCACCGCCCTAAATGATGACCAATTAGAATTATTGAGTTCACATAACGATTGGTGGTATGACATACTATGGGATCGTTTGCATTAAATAAAATATCATATCATATAAAGTAGGCAGAAATGTCTACTTTATTTGTGTTCTAATATATTATTTTAAAAACATAGAAAAAATATAAATGATAAAGTTAAAGACGTTACTATTCGAAGTTTCTATAGATCAACTCAAAACACAATTTGTAGATACAGGTAAAATTTCAGATAGCGAATTTACCGAAATCATCGATGCATCGGGTGCAAAATCTGCATATACAACATGGTTAACTAAGCAATTTGTTAATAAAATAATAAAAGCTGAAGATTTATATAAATACAATACATATTTCAAAATATTCGATCGCAGAAAACGAGAATATCCATATCAAGATATTAATCAATATAAATCTGCAGATGATATAACAAAGTTTATACGAAAATCGGTAGAACTAAATGATCAAGAACAAAATGATCCATCTCAACAAAAAGGCATATCCCGATCTGATAAATATAAAGAATTTTATATAGGTTCAACAAATGGATTTAATGTGTATGAATTACCTAAGGGCAGAGAAGATTTATATGGTGCTTCGTGTGAATTAGGAAGTGGAACAGATTGGTGTACTGCTACTGGAAAAACTAGAGGACATTTTGATAAGTATATTACAAAAGGTCCATTATTCATATTTATAAAACCGGGATCTGATGAAAAATATCAATTTTCATATGAAGGCAGCGGGGATTTAGGTCCAACATTTATGGATAAAGATGATAAATCAATAATATCATCCAAAATAGACAAGACCCGCGCGGCGTATATTTTAAGTTTATTTAAGTTTATCGAATCTAAGAGACCGAAATATAGAGTGCCTTTAAAATTGAAACTTATATACTATCCTAACTCATTCACTAAAGATGATTTAAATATCGAAGGTGATCTTAATTTAAGTGGAACTAACCTAACATCACTCCCAGCTGGTTTAAAAATAGGGGGCTATCTAGATTTATCTAACGCGCAAATAACATCACTCCCTGATGATTTAACTGTTGGCACTTCTCTTAATTTATCTAACACTCCAATAACATCGCTCCCTACTGGTTTAACTGTTAATGGCTCTATAGATTTACGGGGAGCTAAAATAACATCACTCCCTGATGGTTTAAATATCAAAGGCGATCTTCTGTTAACAGATACTCCAATAACATCACTCCCTGATGATTTAACTGTTGGCACTTCTCTTTTTTTATCTAACACTAAAATAACATCACTCCCTGATGGTTTAACTGTTGGGGGTAGTATTCATATGAATACTACTCCGATGTCTAAAAAAGGATATTCGGAGAACGAAATACTCAAAATAATTCAAGACAAAGGCGGAAACGTTAAGGGGCGCATCTGGATAGGCAATGAATAACTCCAATTGGCACAACTGTGTCTGGGCAATAAATAACTTTTTCAGATATAAATTAAGTAGGCAGAAATGTCTACTTTTTTTGTGTTCTAATATTTATATATGTAATTAACCGAATAAATATTGCGCAATTAACTTGGAATTACCGAATTAATTATTTATACTATAATTAATAACTAAAATAAATTAATAATTTAACAAAAGACAAAATTATGGCTTTGAATTTAGATGCTATTAAAGCAAAACTAAATCAGTTAAACAAAACTGATGACAAAAAAAATCAAACTTGGAAACCTGAGGCAGGTAAAACAAGAGTTAGAATTGTACCGTATGTACACCGTAAAGACAATCCGTTCATAGAATTGTATTTTCACTATGACATTGCAAAAAGATCAATGTTATCCCCAATCTCATTTGGTAATGCAGATCCAATCGTAGAGTTTGCAGAAAAACTTAAGAAAACTGGCGATAAAGATGAGTGGTTAATGGGTCGTAAAATTGAGCCTAAGATGAGAACTTATGTTCCTGTTATCGTAAGAGGTAAAGAGAGCGAAGGTGTTAAATTTTGGGGTTTTGGTAAACAAATTTACACTGAATTACTATCAATTGTATCTGACGAAGATTATGGTGATATCACTGACTTAATGACGGGTAGAGATATCGACGTAGAATTCACACCAGCAGAAGCTCCAGGAGCATTTCCAAAAACATCGATTCGAGTTAAACCAAATGCACACCCAGTAACAGATGATAAAGCAATTGCTGAAAAGATTATGAATCAACCAGTAATTACAGATATCTTTCCTGAGCCAACTTATGATGAATTAGAAAAGGCATTAACTGAATGGATGAATCCTGAAAATGCAGATTCAGATGTAACAGCTTCCACAGAAGAAGAAACACCAACTCCAGCAAACACTACGAGTCCGAAGGCTTCGGTTAATAAAGTAGAAGACGTAGCTTCAGCATTCAATGATTTATTTAATTAATTTATAACAAAGGTTATATATGGCAAAGGGTAAAAGCAAAGATGAACTGTTTGACAGTTTAGCAAATTCTTTGGCAGATAGCATTAATAAACAATTTAAAGGGCAGTCGTTAAAAACTGCCTTTTTCTTGGATGGAGATGACGATTCGCCAAGCAATGTAAAGGAATGGATTTCTACTGGTTCTGATATGTTAGATTTAGCAATATCAAATAGACCGGGTGGAGGATTTCCTGTAGGCAGGATTACAGAAATTACTGGATTAGAAGCTTCTGGTAAATCATTATTAGCATCACACGCATTAGCAGAAACACAAAAGAAGGGTGGCTTAGCAGTATACATTGATACTGAAGCGGCTACTAGTTCTGAGTTTTTAACTGCAATTGGAGTTGATCTAAAAACAATGTTATATGTTCCATTAGAAACAATTGAAGAAATTTTTGAAACAATTGAAACTATAGTTGAACAAGTAAGAAAATCAGAAAAGGATCGTTTAGTTACCATAGTAGTGGATTCAGTAATGGGTGCATCTACTAAAATTGAAATGGATTCTGAGTATGATAAAGATGGTTATGCAACTAGTAAATCAATTATATTATCAAAGGCAATGCGTAAAGTTACTAACTGGATTGCTCGAGAAAATATATGTTTGATATTCACAAATCAGTTACGTACAAAATTAGGTGTTTCATTTGGTGACTCTTGGACAACATCAGGTGGTAAAGCAATTCCATTTCACGCTTCAGTAAGACTTCGTTTAAAAAGTACGGGTCAAATCAAAGCAAAGGATCAACATGGTGTTGAACAAATTGTTGGTACTAAGACAAATGTGTCTGTAGTTAAAAACAGAATGGGCCCACCACATCGTAAAATTGATTATGAAATTTATTATGATTCAGGTATCGATAATCACGGTGGTTGGCTATCAACTATGAAACAATATAATATAGTTAAACAAGCAGGTGCTTGGTACACAATGGATGATTTGGATTTAGAGACTGGTGAAATATACGGAGAAATAAAATTCCAATCAAAAGATTTTGTTCAAAAAGTATTAGATAATAAAGAAGTAAAAGACAGATTATATGCTCGTATATGCGATGCGTATATATTTAGATATCAAGCAGGTATAGACGGAGGCATTGATGATGTTATTATCAGTGATGAAGTTTTAGATGAAGAGTTTTAATAAGTTATGAATTACCAAAGAATACATGATGCTATTATTGATAGAGCCCGTAATAGAACATTAACAGGTTATACCGAAAGGCATCATGTTATTCCTAGGTGTTTAGGTGGTACTAACGATAAAGAAAATTTAGTTAAGTTAACTGTCGAGAACATTATATTATACATAAATTACTAGTAGAACTATATCCTAATTGTACAAAATTAATATATGCATACTGGATGATGTCCCGCAATGTATCAAATTCTAAATATTCTCGAGATTATTGCGTATCATCTAGAGATTATGAAAGATCGAAACAATTATTTTCAAACACTTCTAGTAAACATCAGCGAGGTAAAAAATTGTCCGAAGAACATAAAAAGAAATTATCTGCAGCTGCAAAGAATAGAAAAACGAGAATTCCAATTAAACATTCTATAGAAACAAAACAAAAATTAAGTTCTCTATGGAAAGGTACTACTAGATCGGAAGAAGATCGAAAAAAGATTTCTGAAGGTCAACTTGGTAAAAAACGAAAAATAGTTACATGTCCACATTGTGGAAAAATGGGCGGAAATAATGGCATGACAAAATGGCATTTTGACAACTGTAGAAATAAATAAAGTTATGAATAGATATCAAGAATTATTTAACAAATTAAAAGAGGAACGTGCCGTCAACACCGATGTGAATGATCATATCATGGTGTTTGACGGACTTTAGCTGAATACCTTTATTAGAGCATTCGGTGCAACTCCTTCAACAAACGAAGACGGTGATCACGTAGGTGGTATTACTGGATTTTTATTTTCTATAGGCAAAGCAATACGAGATTTCAAACCAAGCAGATGTGTTATTGTGTTTGATGGTCGTGGCGGTTCGGCTCGTAGAAAAAAGATATATGGTGATTACAAATCAAATCGAGCTAACAAGACAAGATTGCGTAGACATGATCATCAAAACTATACTAGTATAGAAGATGAACAAGAGGCAATGCGATATCAATTTAGTCGCTTGGTATCATATCTGGACAATTTACCTGTTACATTTATTGCAATGGATGGTATTGAAGCAGATGATACTATTGCATATATCGCAGATATGTACAAAGACATTAGCAAAAAGATAACAGTCGTATCTACAGATAGAGATTTTTATCAATTAGTTAGTGATAAATTACAAGTATGGTCGCCAATTAAAAAGAAAATGTATGATACTCAAGCAATTATCGATGAGTTCGGTGTACATCCTAATAATTATGTGGTTTACAGAACGTTTACAGGCGATGTATCAGATAATATACCTGGCATTAGCGGCATCGGCCCAAAAACAATACTCAAAACCTTTCCGGAGTTAAACAGCGAAGTTGAATTTACAATGGAAGACTTAAAATCTAAATGTGATTCTAAATTGCAACTCAATGAAACTCGCAATTATGAAAAGATTGCAGCTAACTATGAGATTTTAGATAAAAATTATCTATTAATGAATCTTAAATTGTTAGATATATCCGCGCAGACAACGAGTGTGATACGAGGAATCATGCAACAGCCAATACCCACTTTAAACAAAATGGAATTTCAAAGAATGTTTATGGAAGATAAGATGTGGGCAGTTATGAAGAATTTACCGGAATGGTTAAACAATACATGGTTATCGCTTAATGCATTTGCAATGCAAACACAAAAATAATTTGGTAATTACATTTATTTTTATTATAAAGGTTATATGAATTATCAAAAAATATACGATCAATTAATTGACAGAGCAAAAACGAGAAAATTAGAAGGTTACAAAGAAAGACATCATGTTATTCCCAGATGTATAGGTGGCACTAATGATTCAGAAAATCTAGTAGATTTAACTGCCAGAGAACATTTTATAGCTCATAAATTACTTTGTGAAATATATCCAAATGATGATAAAATATTTTTTGCATATCGAATGATGGCAATCATGAAACAAAGTAATGATAATGAACGATTATATCATATATCATCTCGGGAATTTGATAGAATTAGAACTGAATCTATTAAAAAAATTGGCAATATGAACCGTGGTAAGAAACTATCTCCTAAATCTAAGGAATCTATAGAAAAACAATTAGCAACTAGAAAATTGAATGGATATACACACTCGATCGAAACTAAACAGAAAATTTCTAATAGTAACAAAGGACGAAAATTATCAGATACGCACAAACAAAATATATCGCGTATGTTAACAAATAATCCAAAAGTTACTGGGAGAGCATCAACTCCAGAAAAAGAAATGTTACGTAGAGCAAAAATTAAAGCTTCTTGGGTAGCTAGGAAAGGAGACAAACATGACTGATCGTTTATCGGAGTATGGATACGGATTTCAAGTAAAGGTACTATCGGCAATGTTTACTGATAGAATATTTCTCCAGCAAATTGCTGATATAATTCAGCCTGAGTATTTTGAGTCGGAAGCAAACAGTTGGATTTTGGAAGTCGTATTAGATCACTTTTTGACATATAAAACTCCACCAACAAAAGATGTATTAAAGGTTAAGATAACCGAGATACAAAATGATGTGTTAAAGACTGCAATATTAGAACAATTAAAAGATGTATTTCGTTACATGGAGTCAGATGATTTATCATTTGTCAAAAACGAAATATTAAAATTTTGCAAGAATCAAGAAATTAAACGAGCTATTATGGATTCAGTTTCATTGTTACAACAGGGTAATTTTGACCAAATAAAAAGTAAAATCGATTCAGCAATGAAAGCTGGATCTGATACCAATATTGGATTGGAATATAAAAAGGATATTGCTCGTAGATACAATCAAGCAGCACGTCATTGTATAGGTACTGGTTGGGATGTTATCGATGATTTAATGGATGGCGGATTAGCAAAAGGTGAATTAGGGGTAGTAATGGCTCCTGCCGGTATTGGTAAATCTTGGTTGTTAATTAATATCGGTGCTAATGCAATTAAAGCTGGTAAAACGGTGTTGCATTACACATTAGAGTTGAATGAAGATTATGTAGGTCAGCGTTATGACTCAGTAATTATGGGCATTAACGCTCAAAATCTAAAAAATTACCAAGATGATATTCAAGAACGTATGAATACACTCAAAGGTGATTTGATAGTAAAATATTATCCAACTAAATCAGTTGGGGTAATGGGCCTCAAAGCACACCTAGAAAAAACTATTATGCTCGGGCAGAAACCAGATTTAGTTATAGTGGATTATGGTGACTTATTAAAAATTAATACTAAAAAAGATAAACACGAAGCATTAGAAGAATTATATGAAGATCTTCGTGGTATGGCAGGTGAATATGAAATTCCAGTATGGACTGCATCACAGGCCGGCAGAAGTGCATTAGAAGAAGATATTATTGAAGCAGATAAAATTGCATCATCATATGGTAAGGTAATGGTGGCGGACTTTCTAATGTCATTGTCTAGAAAAGTGGAAGATAAGATGTCTGGAACGGGTAGGGGTCACGTTATTAAAAATCGGTTCGGCCCAGATGGTATTACATTACCTAGTAAAATTAATACAAATAACGGGCAATTTCAATTCTTTGAACCACAAACGACACAAGGAAAACAAACTACTCAGGTTATGAAAACAGGTGAAAATATAATGAAGAAAAATTTAGCTCAAAGATTTAAAGATATGGGCGGAACTTTTGGATAGATTTCATATTTATATCAAATAAGGTCCGAGTAGAAATACCCGGTCCTTTTTTTGTCTAATAACTGTTTTACAACTAAAAAGAAAAAGATTACATTATGTATGTTACAACACAAAAAAGCGAATTATTAACACCTAGATTAGCATTTAAACCATTTCGTTATCAATGGGCATATGACTATTGGTTCAAACAACAAAACGCACATTGGATGTTTCAAGAAATCAATATGCAAAAAGATATATCGGACTGGAAAAATGAATTAACTGCAGAAGAAAAAAGTGTAATCGGTCAGATACTTAAAGGATTTTTTCAATCCGAAACACAAATTGCTGATTACTGGAGCACATATGTAACCAATTGGTTTCCTGTACCTGAGATTCGAATGATGGCTCAAACTTTTGGTGCATTCGAAAGAAAAAATGCGATTAGCATGGCAACAACGAAAACAACAAAACAAATAATATAAAGGAATAAAAAAATGGAGATTTCAAATAAAATCTTATCAGAAATTACAGTGTACATGAAATATTCAAAGTACATTCCTGAAGCGAACCGTCGCGAAACATGGGAAGAATTAGTTACGAG